GGTTTGTAACGGTACATTTTTGGATTGAGGGCGATAAGGTGCGATTTTATGCACAACCTAATATCATAGTTGATGGTAGATGTTACTATAATGGCGTTGTTTATGATGGCAATAAATCGTAAATTTGCAATATGGCTGAAGATATAAATTTAGAAGATATTGAAGAGGTTGAGGATTCTCAAACCCTAATGGAAATAGAAACTTTTTTCGATATGGCTATGAAGTTAGAAGAAAATAATTTTAACCTTTATCCACAAGAGGGGAAAGAAATACAACGAACATTAATAGACCTAATAAAACAAAGACTGGAATTTTTTAGATTTGAAGATGAATGAAATAGACAAACTGATTAAAGAAATAAAAGATTTGTACGCACAAATTGAAAGTAAAAAAAAACTAATAAGAACTAAACAAGCAGAAAAATGGAAGACAAAATAAACCCTAATCACTACCATCTTAAAATAGAACCGATAAAGTTTATTACCGATAACTCATTAGGCTTTTCAGAGGGTAACGTAATAAAATACATTTGCCGATATAAGCAAAAAAACGGAGTAGAGGACTTAAAAAAAGCGAAACAATACATAGATTTTTTAATTGATGAATATGAAACTAAAAGCGATAGATAGGTTACTACTTATCTACATAGCGATTATATACCTAATGACATTGGTAGGATGCAAAAGTAAGCACGTTACAACCCAGCACATTGATAGTGTGGTTAAAGAGGTTTATTCTGTACACGATAGCGTACATACTCAAACGATTTTCGAGTATGAAACTATCTTTGACACGGTGCGAAAAGAATACACTACTCACATTAAACGAATAATTGCCGAACAAAGCCAAAATAAGAGCCTACAAGCAACGAAAGATGTCAAGGTGGTAAAAGATACCAAAGAGGTAGTAAAAGAGCCTATAAAGGCTAATTTTGGTAGATGGTTATTGATTGGATTTATTTTAGGTATATTATTAGTTGTTTTAGTTAGAAAATTTGTACATTTGTAGCGTTTTCATAAAGTTTGTTTAGGTCGGAAAGGTAGTAGAAATGCTACCTTTTTGTTTATACCTTATTTAGATTAATTCTAAATTGCAAATAATCCTTGACAAACTAAAAATACGTTGTATATTTGAATCGTCAACCACAAGGAAGGCACTCGCAAAATGAAAAATATAACTAACGTAGAACCAAAAGACATTATCGACATACCTGTTATTTCTAACGACGATATGTTTGAAAGAAATAGAGAGAAAGCAGATTCTAATAATTTAGACCACTGCCCGTGCTGTGGAAGAGCAATCACAAATCCAAAATTTTTTATCAATTCTATTTGGGGTGGTAATGCTTATCCTGCAAACGACAAAAAAGAATATGCTGATGCTTGGATAATGGGAGTAGGTTCTGAATGCCAAAAGAAATTTCCAAGCGGATATGTGTTCACAATAGAAAAAGATAATCAATAAGAAACTTTTGCGAGTAGCCGAAACGAAAGGAGTAGGCTATCGCTAAAATATCCCGACAAGGAAGCGTTCTTTATACCCTTAAATAAAAAGAATTTTTTATTGTTTGTAAGGGGTTTGGATGGTATGGTCTTGAAAAGTCAAGGTATCATTAACATTGAATGGGGGGATAATTAAATAATGTTGTTGTAGGCACTTTGAAAATCCCCCATTAAATAAATCTTAAACTTATGGAAATAAATAAAATTTACAACGAGGATTGTTTAGAAACAATGGCTAAAATGCCTGATAACTTTGTTGATTATTCATTTACAAGCCCACCATATAATAGAAAAAGAAATGATAAATATTTATCATTTAATGATATTAATAATAATTGGTTTGAATTTAATATTAATGTAATAACTGAATTGTTAAGAGTAACCAAAAACCAAGTATTTTATAATATACAATCAAATTTTTATAATAGAAAAGATGTATATAAAATAATAGGTTTATTTAGTGATAAAATTGTTGATATTCATATATGGGAAAAATCAAACCCAATGCCAGCAAGTGGTAATAATATTACAAATGCAGTTGAGTTTTTTATTATTTTAGGAGATAAAAGTTTAAAATCAAATACAACATATACTAAAAATATTATAACAACATCTGTTAATTCAAATATGCCTAAAGAGCATAAAGCAGTAATGAAAATAGAAGTAGCAGAGCATTTTATACATAAATTTACTAAAGAAAATGATTTAATATATGATTGTTTTATGGGAATTGGTACAAGTGCTTTAGTATGTAAAAAATACAATAGAAATTATATAGGCTCTGAAATAACAAAAGAATATTTTGATTTATCAATAGAAAACTTAAACTAATGAATTACGGACAAAGAAAAACAGCCACAAGGCTAAAAGAAGATACTGGCTTTAAATACGTTTATTGTATCATCAATCGTTCAGGGCTTAAATGCTACGAAGCTAAAGTAAGAATAAATGGAAAAGATACTTGCTATTACTTTGAAACTGCACGAGAAGCAGCGAAAAAGGTAGATTTAGAACTAATTAAAGCAGGTAAGCAACCGATTAACGGAATTTTAAGTAAAGCGATAGCTTTAAAATAGGCTAACTAACTTAAAGTAATAGCTTTAAATTATCGGAATAAATATCGGAATCTATACAAATTTACCAAGATACGAGTAATTGCATATAGTTTAAATTGTTGCAAAAATGCAACATTGCACCCACTTTACTCACGATGCGCCTATTTATTGCAACATAAATGAAAAATGTATTTAAATTTCAATAAAAAATAAATTTTGATAAGTGGAATTAAATAGTTAATTTTGTACCAATTAGTAATGTATTTATTGTGTGGAGACTTATAGATACATTACCAAACAATTAAATAGATTTTAATAAAAAGCCTTGCCAAGTCTCCAAATATGCAGGGCTTTTTCTATTTAATACCAATGACTAAAGGATTATCACAAGTGCAATTTTTATGCTTTGCTATTATAGCGAAAAGTAAATATCGTAATTCGATAATTTTAGGCTCTTTAAATCAAGTATCAAAAAAACTTGGAGTAACTGACTACATCACTAGAAAACAAATCAACTATGGGCTTAATAATGGGCTTATTGTTAAAACTAAAGGTGGTTTCAAAGTAGTTAAGTATAAAACTATACTAGAATCAATAGATACAATAAAACACATAAAACATATAAAGCTATTTAAAGAGGGTAATTTTGCCGAATTGGTAGAAAAAAACCTTTATGCAATAGCAAGGGTAAATTTTAATCAACAACTTTTCAAAGGTAAGCAGTCAGAAACAATAAAAGAATTAAGAAAACTAGTAACAGAAGAAACGGAGATGAAAGGTAAATTCACTAAAAAAGAATATGACCTATTTAAAAAAAGTAAGCAACGTGTACTAGGAGAAAATTATATTGTTACTGGGCAAAAACACCTATGTAAGTTATTAAATATTTCACAAGGATTAGCAAGTAAACTATTATCTAGGTGGAGTGAATTAAAGTTAATTTTTAGAACTATAATTTATACACAATTTTTTGATAATAACAATACTAACTATTCATTACACCTTAATAAACCAATGATTTGTTTGGGTAGTAAAATAGGGTTAATCTCCTAGTAGTAACATATATTTAAAAAAGGGCAAATGAAAGTAAAATTAGTATCAGATAAAATGGATATCCATAAAAAGGATAAATTTACAATAGGTAATACATATAAAGTATATAAAAGCTTTAAAAGTAATTTAGATAATATTGAAAGGATATATTATGAAATATCTATTGATGATAATGGGAATAGACCTAATGTGCTATATTGCTCTGTTCACTTTGAAATTGTTTAAAATGGATTTAAAACGGCTAAAAGAGCAATTCCCTTACATCATACCAAAGTCAGAAAACTGGTATTATAATGAGAATACTAAAAGGTGGATTAGTGCAAAGAACTTGCCATCGTATTTAGCCTTTATAATAACCAATGAGATTGATAAGGGTAAAAGTAAGTTTAAGCAGGTAGATAGTTTTAAGCAAAAAAGAAAGTAGTTATTTAGAACGCTTCTAAATTGCAAATAAAAGATACAACCTATTAAAACCCTTTGTATATTCGCTTATTCAAACAAACAAAATATGATAAACGATTTAGAACTAACAACGGTAGTAGATGTACAAGGTATATTAACACCACTATTTACTGATGAGGATAATGCTTTATTAGATAGTCGCATTGCAGATTATAATGAGCATTTATTCCGAACAATGTCAATGGATTTTTTTAATGCTTCATTCTTATCGCAGAAACTGGCAATTATTGATAGGATGAAATTTTATAACCATCCCGATTTACAAGAATTTATAACAACATTACAAGATGAATTATAGACTTAAAAAAGTGCAGTTACTTCAAGATTACGAGGTAATGCTTGTAAACCTTGCTCGTAGGCAAAAGGTAAGCATTGAATACTTACAAAGCCACAATATGCACAACGACCTATATAATGCGATAACCTTTCATTCAAAGAATTTAGGAACGTATGCACTAATAAAAGCGAGATTAAGAAACCGAGTAAACACACTACTAAAAGAACTAAAATATGAATAAACGATTAGAAAAAGTTACAAGGCTAACTAACCAAGCAAGAGCCGACAGAAACGCTGACAAGGTGTTACAAGGCGAGTATTTAAAGTACCAAATAAGAGAAAGAGAAAACGAACAATTTATTAAACAATTACAACGATGCAAAAACTAATAGAATGCCCTTGTTGCGATGGTACTGGAGTATCAGAAACAACAAACTGCTGCGATGCTCCTTATGATGAGGATATAATGCTATGTACAGAATGTTACGAGCATATAGGGGAGCAGGAATGTGATGAGTGCAACGGAAAAGGAACAATTTTAAACCATATAGATACAAAGGAGGATTATTAAATGCAAACAAGTGAAAAATTAGAGCAACTACCAAAAGCACTTTTGGAGTTCCACAAAAAAGTAGGTAAGATTATCAAGTCAGATAATAACCCTTTTTTTAAATCGAAGTACGCTTCATTAGCTACGATATTAGACGTTATTACAGAGCCATTGACTGATTGTGGCTTAATCATTATTCAGTTCCCTACTGGCTTATATCAACTTACTACGAGATTACAACATACATCAGGGGAGTTTATGGAAAGCACTTATGAGATGCAACCAGTAAAACATAGCCCACAAGATGCAGGAAGTGTGATAACCTACCAGAGAAGATATGCAATAGGGGCTATTCTTAACCTTAATATTGATGAAGATGATGATGGTAACAAAGCAAGTCAAGGAGATAAATTAGATAAGAACGTAATTGATTTAATTGCTAAAGCCGATAGCGTACAAGAATTAGAAAAGGTATTTTTGAATAATAAGAACTTACATAAGAATAACGAGTTTTTAAAATTAGTTAAAGAGAAAAAAGAATTTTTACAATAATGGATTTCAGCGAATTAGATAATATCGAATTTGAGATAGTAGATGATAGTAAAATTGAATGGCTACTATCACTTTTAAAAAGTAGTGGACTTTCAAATGAGGTTAAGGAATTGTTAGAGGTGGAACTTGAAACATTTAGTGTAACACCTGAAAGATTTGAGCAGTTAGGAACGATGATACACAATTCTCAAATAGATATTATCAACGCTGGATTTAATTATTCACAAACGGATATTAACAGAAAACTAAAAAAAGAAATATAATGGCAGAAGAAAAAGTATTTGCAAATGGTTTTGTATTCAAACGAAACGACAAAGCACCTGAATTTGTAGTAGGTGGGTTATCGGTAAAAGTTACCGATGCAGTAGAGTTCTTAAAGGCTCACGATAAAAATGGTTGGGTAAACCTAAACATCAAAAAGGCACGAGGTGGTAATTATTACATTGAGTTAGATACTTATGTAAAACAAGCGACAACTACCAATGCTGATGATGATTTAACTTCTTTACCTTTTTAATTTCAACAAGCCCCTTAAGTGGGGCATAACCTTAAACAAATGAAAACACAATTAGAACTAATTAAAAACCATCTTGAAATATACGGAAATATAACAAGTTGGGAAGCCATCCAGCATTATCGGATAACAAGACTTGCTCATTATATCCACGTTTTACGAAATGAGGGTAAAATAATAATAAGCGAAAGAGTAGAAAGTAACGGAAAGAATTTTGTAAACTATAAATTAAACTAATGTACATAAATGCAGATGAACTTTTTAAACTGGTAGGAATAACACCAACTAAAGAGGCAGTAAACCTTATCAATGATAGGTTTTACATTAGGAATAAGATTGTCCAGTTACATTCGGTAGAATCAATTATAGATATCATCACGGAGGTTGCAAAGGTAAACGGACTATCTTACACGGAGGTAAAAAATAATTGCCGAAAACGTATAGTAGTAGATACAAGAGCAGAAAGCACCTATGTATTAAACCTTTTAGGTTTTAGGGATTGCGAGATTAGGCGAGTATTTGGTAAAGACCATTCTACTATCAACTATTACAGAGATAGGATAAAAGACCAGATGAGTATTGATTCAAGGTATAAGGTAAGTTTTTATAATAGATACTGCCATATTTTAGAACGATTCCAAATAGCAAATAATTTGAATATGAATTGAAATATTACCGATATTTGAAAAAACAAACGAAAAACCTAAACAAAATGAACAAGCAAGAACTCAAAGAATTTATAGATAGAATCACGCAAGGTCGTAAGCTATCTTTTGAAGTGTACAACGCTACACGCATTGAAAATGATGAGGTGGATGTAATTAACGTGGAAATAGATGTACAAGGCGAAGAGTACGAATTTCACTACAAGACTGATACATTTATTGATTGGGCATTTAGCGAGGGAATGAACAAGTATGAAAACTTTGCTGGTGTTGAAGTAGAAACCGATAGAGTAACTTGGATGGATACCGCAAATGAAGACTTAATTAAATTAACACAAATGTTTTTATTTGAATTATGAAATCGGAAATTAAGCAAGGCTTTGTAAGAGTATATTGCAGAGCCTTTGATATAGGAGCAGAACAAACGGAATTGATGCTTACCCTTGTTCAAGAGCCTAAATGGAAAAGCAAAACAGAAACAGCGATAAGACTGGCAATAAAGAAATTATCGGAGTTTAACCCCGAATATCAAAAAGTTCTAATAGAACAAGCAATAGCAGGAGGATATCAGGGACTTGTATTTTCAGATAGTAAAAAAAAAGAACAAATATATTTAAAGCAAAATGGAGATAGTAAAATTTCAAGACTCGAAAGGATTATCGCTTCAGGGAATAATAACATCCAAATCGAAGCATTTAGCAACACTTCGGAACGAGGATAACTCAAACATAACCATTAACCTTACTGCTTTACTTATTGAGGTATGTAGCATTTATAAGGTAGATGAGCATAAGAGTTTAAGCGATGAAGAAATAAAAGAGGTTGTTAATATTATATTAGCAGATTACTTTTTTCTAAAATGGGAGGATATGCTACTATTTATTAAGAATGTAAAGATGGGTAAGTATGGTAAAATCTATGGTAGTTTTGATATGCCTACTTTCTTTATGATGCTTGAAACGTACTGCGAAAATAGAACTGCTGAAGCATCCAGTATAAACCGAGTAAAAGCAGAGGAACAAAAGAGAGAGCCAATGAGTGATGCGACAATGAAAATGATAGCAGAGTTTAAAGCAAAGCAAAGCGAGAAAAGAAAAGCCCAGTACATTGTTCAGGAGTTAAAAGAATTAAGCGAGGAGCAGAAGTTAGTAAACGAGTGGATTGCAGACTTTAAAAAGCAGGTAGGATACTTGCAGGGATTTTTAGAGGTAGATGGTAAAATGTTATCAATTGAACAATATTTAAGATATAGAAATGAAAATTTGTAAGCGTTGCGAAAAGGAAAAGAGAATTTGGGCAAGGGGATTGTGTAAGTCTTGCGATATTGTAGAAAATCCAGCAAAATATATGATAGAACGCAAAAAAGTAGAGAAGAAAAAGAAGCCTGAAAGTATCACGAGTTTAAAAAAGAAGTTAGACACGCTTTTTAGCCTCTACATACGACAAAAATATGAAGTTAATGGATTAGTAGAGTGTTACACTTGTGGTACTTTAAAACCGATTAAATCAATGCAAAATGGACACTTCTTTAGTAGGTCGCATTTATCGGTAAGGTGGGATGAAGATAACTGCAGATGCCAGTGTGCAGGATGTAATGTTTTTAAGTCAGGTAATTACATTGTATATACTCAAAAAATGTTATCCGAATTAGGTGCTGAAAAGTTTGCAGAATTAGAAGCTAAAAAAAATATGAGTTTTAGCCCCTCAAAAGAATGGCTAATAAAACAGATTGAATTTTATACACTAAATACAAAGTAATGCACGATGTAATAAAAAAAATAAAGTTAGCAATAGCAGAAGCTAATAAAACGCACTCAATCGCTGAATTAATAGACCTTAATCTAAAGTTAGCAGGGTATTTAGCTTACCTTGTAGAAGTACAAACGGCAGCACATAAAGGTTATAACGATGCTTACGCTTTAAGGAAGCAAGAGTATGCGAATAAGGTTATTAACGGAGATGGCAGTATGGGAGATAGGCAAATGAGAGCCGAGTTAGAAATAAAAGAATTTCGAGATACCGAAAACCGATTTGATGAAAGGTACTCTGAACTAAAAAACTATTCCTTTGCTACTTCAAGTTTTATTGATGTTTTAACTCAAAAGATAGCATATTTAAGAAAAGAACAAGAAATCACTAAACAAAATACATAATGAGAAAACTCCTACTAATCTTAATTGCTATCGGAATGATAGGATGTAAAAGTTATGCACTAAAGGTTACCGAAAAAGGTAAGTGTGTGGGAATTGATGAAAAGTGGGCTTACTTTGAAATTGAGTATAACTGCAAAATGGCTTACCCTTGTGTGAAGTCTGCTTATGCGAGAAATACTGGAGGGTATAAAGTAGGTAAAATGTATAGGATAACACAAATAAGATGGTAAACTACTGGACTTGTAAGGTAAAGGTAAACGGACAACTTCGAGAAATTGAAATTGTAGCCGAAAATCCAACCTTTGAAAAGTACGAAAGCAGGATAAGAAGAGAATTAAAAGCAAAGGATAAGGATAAAATCGAGTTTGTAGCATTTGCCTTAAAAGTAGATAAATTGGGTTTGTAGGCTCTAAAATCAAGCAACAAATAGCAATCAAAGAAAAAGAACTTGAAGAAAAACTAATATGACAAAAGTAACTAAACCTTTAGCAGGGGCAAAGCATATAAAAGGTAAAAAGGGTAATTGGATAAAGTTATCAAAAGAACAAATAGAGAAAGATAGAAGCAACGCATATCAATACTTATTTTAAAAATATGAAACCAACAATAGAAGAATTAGAAGCAATTCAAGAAAAAAGAACATCAGAAGCCAAAAGAATAGATTTAGCATTAAAGTTAAGAGTATGCCCCAAATGTGGTGCTGATTTAAAAATGAAAATGTCTGGTAGGTTTTTATTTTTTAGTAAACTCTATGATGTATGTTCTGCTAATGAGCAACATTTTAAAGAAGAAAAATATTCAGAGAAAAAGATATGAATAGAAAGCAAACAATACAATGGCTTAAAATAAAGCGATTAGAGAGAGATTACCAGAATTTGGCACAATGGTATCTATCTAAACTTAAACAAGCAAGAGAACGCTTAAAATAGCCTTATTGCGTAAATAAAAGTAATTATGTACCTTTGTTTGTATGAAAAGTGAACTAATTGATATTAAAAAGGTTAAATCTAACCCAAACAATCCTCGTATAATAAAGGATGATAAGTTTAAAAAATTAGTAGCATCAATACAGGAGTTTCCAAAGATGCTTGAAATTAGACCTATTGTTGTTAATGATGATATGATAGTATTGGGTGGAAATATGAGGTTAAAGGCTTGTATTCACGCAGGACTTAAACAAGTGCCAATAATTAAAGTAAGCGATTTGACAGAGCAAGAGCAAAAGCAGTTCATTATAAAGGATAACGTATCAGGTGGCGAATGGGATTGGAATATGTTAGCAAATGAATGGGATGCAGAAGAACTTGATGCTTGGGGATTAGATGTACCTGACTTTGGTAAAGAATTAGAAGCCGAAGAAGATGATTTTGAAGTACCTGAAAATGGAATAGAAACCGATATTGTATTAGGGGACTTATTTGAGATAGGGGAGCATAGGTTATTATGTGGGGATTCAACTGATATTGAAAAGGTAGAATTATTAACTAATAATGAAAAGTGTAATTTATTAACTGACCCTCCATATGGAATTAAAGCAAATAAACAAACACTTGGTACAGGTAAAAAACAATTTCATAGAGGCGAAGATTGGGATAATGAAGTTCCTGACTTTTTTTATATTTTAGTTTTAGTTGATAAGGCTATTATATGGGGTGGTAATTATTTTGCAAATAAACTTGATGTAACAAATGATTGGTTATGTTGGCACAAAAAAAACGATGGTTTAAGTTTTAGTGAATTTGAACTTGCTTGGACTAATGTAGGAAAGAATTGCAGAATGTTATCACACCATTGGGGAGGCGAAACAAAAGAACATCCAACAATGAAACCATTAAAAGTAATGGAATGGTGTATTAAATTTTTAGATGAGAAGCCTATTTTAGATATATTTAGTGGTTCAGGTTCAACTATGGTAGCAGCACACCAATTAAAACGCAAATGCTATGGAATGGAATTAGACCCAAAGTATTGTCAAGTAATAGTAGATAGAATGCGTAAACTTGACCCAAATATTAAAATAAAGAAGAACGGAGTAGAATATGGCGTATAAGACAGATGAGTTAGAAAAGAAGTCATTAGAAGCGATAGAAAAGCATAAACTATTCTTTATTGAGGATGTGGTGGCGTTTTTACCTTGCACAAAGCCTACTTTTTACGAACATAAACTTAACGAATCTAACGCTATAAAAGATGCACTCGAAAAAAACAAAGTAGAAATTAAAACATCAATGCGTTCTAAATGGTATAAAAGCGAAAACCCTACTTTACAGATGGGATTATATAAGCTAATAGGGACACCTGAAGAAGCTGAAAGATTGGGTACTACTTTAAAACATACTGGCGGTATGGATTTAGGTATTACTTTTAATGAAACTAAAACCTATGATACTAACGAAGAAGCAGACTAAAGCACTTGATAAGTTAGAAGATAGAGTAACAAGGCAGATAGTTTTTGGTGGAGGCGCGGGGTCGGCAAAAAGTTTTCTTGGTTGTTACTGGGTATTAAAAAACTGCTTAAAGTATTCAGGAACAAGGTGGTTAATAGGTCGTGCAGTACTAAAGACACTAAAAGATACTACTCTAAACTCGTTTTTTGATGTATGTAAGCATCAAGGGATAAAAGCAGGGGAGCATTACTCGTACAATGCACAAAGCAATATCATAACCTTTTTTAATAAATCGGTAATCCTACTAAAGGATTTAGAGCAGTATCCATCAGACCCTAATTTCGATGAATTAGGTTCTTTAGAGATTTCAGGAGCATTTGTAGATGAGTGTAACCAGATAAGCGAAAAGGCTTGGAACATCGTAAGGTCAAGAATTAGGTACAAATTAGATGAACACGGGTTAATACCGAAGATGTTAGGTACTTGTAATCCTGATAAAGGATTTATTTATCAAACATTCTACAAACCAAGTAAAGAGGGTAATTTAAGCGAAGATAAAGCATTTATTCAGGCATTAGTAACTGATAACCCTTTTATTAGTCAATACTACATTGAGAATTTACAGAGTTTAGATAGAATAAGCAAAGAGCGTTTATTATTCGGTAACTGGGAATATAACAATAATGATTTAGCATTAATCGAATACGATGCAATTTCAGACCTTTATACAAATGAGGGCGTAAAAGGGGATAACTTATACATTACTGCAGATATCGCACGATACGGAGCAGATAGGAGCGTAATAGGGCTATGGAATGGATATAGGTGCGAACAGATAATCATTAAGAGCAAGGAAAACGTAAAAGAGATATCGGATTTAATCAGAGGTTTAGCAAGTGTAAAAGGGATACCAATGAGCAGAGTAGTAGTAGATGAGGATGGTGTTGGAGGTGGTGTGAAAGATACATTAAACTGCAAGGGCTTTGTAAATAACTCCCGAGCAATAAAAGGTAACTATGTAAATCTGAAATCTGAATGTTACTATATGTTAGCAGAAAAGATAAACAAAAGAGAAATGTTTATTAGATGCGATGATGTAAATGTGCGTAAATCATTGAATGAAGAACTTGAATACGTTTGGCGACACAATGCAGACAAGGATAATAAATTAGCAGTAATGCCTAAAGACAAGGTTAAAGAGAAATTAGGTAGAAGCCCAGATATTTCTGATATGTTAATGATGCGCTTGTGGTTTGAGTTGAAGTCGTTTGACTTCGTTGCAATGTAGTTTGTTTATTGCTAAAAGTTTTAGTATTTTTGCTTAAATTGTTTCCAATATGAATGTATTTCAAAGTTTTAAACATAAAGCAGCAAGTTTCTTTAGTAATTCCAGCGATGTTGTAAATAAGTTAAATCAGGCAGTCTATAGTTTCTTTTCAGGTTACTTCTACACCTTACAACAAGGTAAAAGGACTTATGTTGAGGAGGGCTACAGAAAGAATTTAGATGTGTACGCTATAATTAAGTTGATAGCTTCTAAAGCAGCAGATGCTCACTTCAGAGCAGTAACTTATAAAGATGATAAAGAGGTAAACTTACCACCTACAGACCTATTAAATCAAATCCTAAAGAAGCCTAACGAAAACGAAAGGCAGCAACAATTCATAGAAGCGTTAGCTTCTTATCTATTGATTACAGGGGATATTTACATCTACAAACTTCGTTTTATATCAGGACCAAATAAGGGCAAGGTTAATAAACTTTACTATTTGCCATCACAATTTGTGCAGATTATCGGTGGTGGTTGGATGAATCCAGTATCAGGGTATAAGTTAATCATAGGCGACCAAGAAATTACCTTTACCCCTGAAGAAGTAACTCACGTTAAATATTTTAATCCTGATTGGGATATATCAGGTAGTCAGCTATACGGACAAAGTCCATTAGAAGCAGCGTTAAACACTATTCAGTCAAGTAATGAAGCAGTTAACTCAAAGATTAAAGCGTTCTTAAATGGTGGTGTAGCAGGTTTATTATCAAGTGCAGACCCTAACAATGCTATGAGTGTTGAGCAGATAAGCCAACTAAACGAACTTATTGCTGGTAAGATAACAGGAACTAATAACACTAAAAAGATTTCAGCAACCAATGGAGCAGTAACCTATCAACAAATCGGGTTAAGTCCTGCAGATATGGAAGTGTTAAAATCTATTCAGTTTGATGCTAATCAATTATGTAAAGTATTTGGAGTAGACCCTGTTTTATTCGATAATAGTTCAGCGAGTTATAACAATAAAAAGGAGGGCTATAAATCTTTGGTATCAAATGTGGTTACTCCATTACTTAACTTATTAAAGGATGCTTTGGATGATTGCTTTTTGGAAAGCGATAAAGGTGTAGCGTATTCGATTGCTCATTTCCCTGAAATGCAACAGGATTTAGGAGAAATGGTTAACTCATTAGATAAGGCGTGGTGGTTTACTCCTAACCAAAAGTTAACAATGATGAACGCAGAAGTATCTAAAGACCCTCTGATGGATAAAATATACATACCGAGTAGTTATGTACCATTAGATGAGGTTTCAACTCCTATGGATGTTAATTTAAAGAACTTCGATTACTCGAATGACTAAAGAAGAAAAGATAGTAAAAGAATGGGAAGCATTTAGGCTTCGACTATATTTGTTAGGTTATGCTAAATTCACAAGGGCATTAAAAAAGCAGATAGAGCCTATTATTGCATCTTTAGAGGGTACACAACAGATAGTGCTGATTAATGCTATGAGTACGGAGTTAATCACTACGTTACCCATTCAACAAGCATTTAACGAGTTTATCTCGATAGTTGGCGATAGGTCAGCAAAAAAGACATATCAGTTATTTATGAGGAGTTTGCCTGAAAGTGGTAATATCTCTGTTGGCTTTGGCTCAGATATTTTCAAAAGGCAAATGCAAGAGTATTTAAACACAATAGGCAACCAACACATTAAAGATATAACCGATACTACAAGAAAGTTAGTAGGTAAGGCGTTCACGGATGGAATAGAAGCAGGGGATACTACAAGGCAATTAGCTAAAAGGATTGAAAGCTATACATTAGGGAGTAATGGAAGTGGATTAGAAGGTAGAATAAACGTGAAAGCAAGGGTATTAATGATAAGCAAGACTGAAACATTGATGGCATCAGAGATTGCAAAGGACTTACAAATAGATGAAAGCGTTTATTTGTATGAAAAGAAATGGCATCACGACCATCCTAAAACACCACGAAGTACACATTTAGCAGTAGCGAATAATAAGCCTATTGACAAGGATAAGCCTTTCAATGTAGGTGGTGTCAATATGATGTATGCAGGAGACCCAAAAGGAGGTGCAGAAAATGTAATAAACTGCAAATGTTCAACAATCTACCTACCTAAAGAAGATAGTAAAGGGGACTTGATAAAAAAATAATGGGTAATTATCTAAAAGTTCAAGGAGTTCAGACGGTAACAAATGCGATAAAACGCAAGGGTAAAGCTATTGAGGATGGTGTAAAGATGAACGTGGAGAAGTACGGGCGTAAGATACAAGCACAAGCACAAAGCAATACACCTAATGTTACTTGGGCAAACATTAAAATAGATGGCAACCCTGCAGATAGTGGTTTGTCTTTTATCATTCAAGCAAGGGACGGAGGGAGTTCGGATATGGCAGCATATTTTGAGTTTGGAACTGGAAAAAGTTACTTACAAATGCAAGGCAGCTACACCCCTGAAATGAAACGAATAGCGACAAGTTATTATAAGACAGGTAAAGGAACAATCAAAGCACATCCGTATTTATTCCCTGCTTATTACAAATATCGCAAGGAATTTATTAAAGCAATAAATCAGTTAGTTAAAAAAGTTATATAATTGCTAAAATTTTTAGTATTTTTGTGTTATGAAAGATTGTATCAATATATTACAAACAAAGTACTACGAAGCCCTTAATGGCTCTTTGTCTTACAATGGCAGTAATATACCTGTATACGATAGTTCATCAATCCCAGCTAATGCTTTGCAGCCCTACGTTATTTTATCCGATGTATTTGCAACGGAATTAGGCGAAGGAAGTAAATCAAGTTATGGGCAAGAGGTAATCTTTGAATGCAGAGTAGTAATAAAGTATCTAAACGCATACGGAGGTAAAAAAGAAGCGAGTAATATAGCTAACCAAATTATCGAAATAATCAGAACCCGACAAGCAGGATATTTAGACTTAAGCCCTGATTTTTATATGATAAAATCGGAGTTGGAAAGTACAAATACTTTAGAGGAATTGGTTTCTGATGGGGTATTAATAAGTAGAATAATAAGATTTAATCACACAATTCAAGAAGTTTAACAATTTCTCAATCCCTTTTTTATCCTTGCTAATTGGGTATAACTCAATGGATATATCTTAACAAGTTCAGAAACCCTTAAATTAGTATTCATTATCTCTTGTGCTAATTCATTTGATATTTTAGATTTCCCGTGTTTATCCCCCTTTAAACCTACTTTTAATCCAATACCAAAAGCGTGTTTAATATTATAGCTTGGAGTACACCATTCTAAATTTTCTACTCTATTATCAGTCTTAATGCCATTTATATGATTTACATAAGCTAAATTATCATCATTTTGGATAAATGCTTGTGCTACTAATCTATGAGTTCTATAAGTCTTATAGGAGGTATTAGAATTTAAATTTATTTTTTTATACCCATTAACACATATACCTTGTTTCATTAATCTACCCTTTGCATTTTTAATATTACCTAAATTAGATACATAGTATAATCCATTATACTCTTTAATTAACTTCCAAATTTCCATAAAATACAAATCCCCCAATACTTGCAGATAAAGGGGGACTATTAAGTGTTACCTTAATTATAATAAATATCTACCTGCAAGAATACATATTTATTTCTACAAATATACGAATAAAAGCCAATTTAAACAATACTTTGAATATTGCTAAAATTTTTAGTATTTTTGTGTAAAGTTTAACAATTTAAAAAATAAAGATATGGCTGTATTTAATGGCGATTTAATGGTAATCAAGGTTGGCTCAACAGTAGTTGCAGAGCTAACTAATTGCGAGTTGACGGCATCAACTAATATGTTCGAAATTACGAGCAAAGATAGTGGTGGAATGAAAGAAATTTTAGCAGGTAACTCTGAATGGAGTGCAACGGCTGATATCAATGTAGATTTCATTTCAAGTAATTGGGATGCTGCAGATATGTGGGCTGCTTGGAGTGCTAAAACTGCTTTGTCAATCACAATCACAAATGGAGTACCTGGAGATAAACAATTTGTAGGAACTGCTTATGTTGATAACGTAACTTACACTGGACCTCAAGGGGATAAAGCAAGTGGTACGGTATCATTCGCAGGAACTGGAGCATTAACAATTTCTCCTATTGTATAATGGCAGGAACAATCGAGATTAAACTTGGAAACGAAGTAAGGCAGTTAAAATTTGCAAATTACGCATTAGAACATTATACTAAAATCACGGGTACTGATATTGGCAGTATTAAGCAGGTAGATGAGAATTACTCACAACTTGAAATGACTGCCGATATTATACTTTGTGGCTTAGTAGGATGGTGTAAGAGTAACGGCAAAGTACTTGACTTAACAAAAGATGAGATTATTATGTTAATGGATGATGTAAGTTACACCGACCAATTACAAGTAATCAAAGAATTTATGAATAGCGTTGTGAACTTAACGAATGAAATGCTAAAGGCATTAAAGGCGATGAGTTCAGAGGGTGAAGAAGAAAAAAAAAAGTAAGTTGGGATGACTTATTAGATAATGCGATTATCAATTTAGGGTTAATGCCTGACGAGTTTTGGAATTTACGCTTTGTTGATTATTTAAGATTGGTAATTCATCACGCAAGAAAAGAGGCTACGGAGTGGGATAGGTTTAGAGTAATGTATTCCTTTATTTTAAACACTAACGTATCCCGTCAGCATCAAAAAACACCAAGTCAGTTGATGCCTTTATGGACTGATAAGATAGCAGTAAGAAAAAGGAAAAAGATAAGTGAAGCAGATAGAGATAGGATTTTAGAATCAATTAAAAGAAATGAAAGAGGAATTAATAGTATCGCTGACTGCTGACATAAAGGATTTAAAATCTAGTCTTGACAAAGCAAGTGCCGAGTTAAACTCATTTGCATCAAAGACAAAAACCTCTGCAAACCAAATCAATAATTCATTTAGCGAGATTGGTAATAGTGTAAAGAATTTAGTATTAGGCTATGTTAGCTTACAAGCAGCTACAAGTGCTTTAGGTGCATCATTTGATAGAGCATTAAAGTTAGATTCTATAAACGCTTCAATGACTGCTATTATGGGTAGTAGTGAAGCAGCAGCAGAGCAATTTAAAAAGCTATCAGATTTTGCAAACCAATATGGGTTAAACTTAATTGCCGTTTCTGATTCTTATAAAAACTTCTCAGCAAGTGCTTTAAGTGCTAATGTATCACTTGAGCAAACAGATTATATATTTCAATCCGTTGCAAAAGCAGCAGCCGTTCTAAAATTATCTAATGATGATTTAAAGGGTGCTTTAAATGCAATGGCTCAAATGATTTCAAAGGGTACGGTACAAGCAGAGGAGTTAAGAGGTCAGTTAGGAGAAAGATTGCCAGGAGCGTTTAATATCGCAGCTAAAGCGATGGGCGTAACTACTGCCGAACTTGGCAAGATGTTGGAGAATGGAGAAGTAATGGCAGGAGAGTTATTGCCAAAATTAGCAGAAGAATTAAATAAGAGTTTTGGGGATAAGATAGTTGGTAATGTAGATAATTTACAAGCATCAATTAATAGATTAGATAATTCGTTTACTGAAGCAGTACAAAAAGGGAACATAGGAGTATTTTTTAAGCAGATAGTAGATGGTGCAAACGAAGCAGTAAAGATATTTGAAAGTTCAAGTTGGACTGAATTTGGAACAAGAGTATTAGCATTAGCAACGGGTAACCAATTTTTAAAAGTTCAAATAGATGCAGTAACAGAAGCACAAAAAAACTTAAATAAAGAAGTAAGTAAAACACCTAAAAGCGATTTAACTAAAACTTTTGGAACACCAACAAAACCAAAAGCAGCAGGTAGGCAATTTACCGAGCCTTTAGAACTTATGCAAGGTGCTAAAGAACAAATAGCAACTGCAAAAGAGTTATTTAACCTTTATAAAGAAAGCCCTAAATCATTAGGTTTATTAGGCGAAGAATATGTAAGCAATCCATTTTTTAGGGACTTAATTAATGGGGACTTAAAAAATAAAACAGATGAAACACAAGCAGCATTTCAAAAGTTTCTAAATACTAAAAGAGATGATACGAGTGGTGGAGGGATGCCAATAGATAAAGAAATAGAAGCAGCCAACGAACAAGCACAAGCATTAGTATCTACATTAGGGAATGGATTAACGGCAGCGTTTGAGGCTGCAATGACAAACGGAACAAGTTTCTTTAGTGAATTAGGAGCAGCGATATTAAATATGATTAAAAAGCTATTAGCAGCGATTGCAGTAGCTTCGATACTTTCAGCAATATTAGGAGGGTTTGGAATAGCTGCGAGTTCAGTGGGTAAAGGCACTACATTATTCGGTAATATACTTGGCAATTTAACTGGAGGGTTATTAGGTGGTAATGGTGGTGCACCAGGGCAGCGTGTGAGCAGTGGAGTTACAACTTCAAGTAATAGTGGAACGGTAGATTTTGAGATAAGAGGAGATAAATTATACGGAGTATTGCAAAATTATCAAGGCAGATTAGATAAGTTAGTATAATGGTTTATAACGATAAATACTTTTTAGAATTTGATACTTTAAAAACTGCTGATGCTGAAATAAAGTATTATAGAGTACTATTCTCTAAAAAAGAAGATACTGCTATTACTTATCCATTAGTAGAAATGCAAGGCTCTAATGCTCCATTTGTACTAACTTATAGAAGTGCAGAAGATAACGCATTTAGCCCTATTAAAACAAGTTCAGCAGAGATAAATATATTCTACCCATTAAATGCTGCATCTGATATACCAACACCTACAACTTTTTTTGATGCTACATTAGAATATAATTGGAGGGTTCAACTATTCGAGATAACTGATAACGGAGCGACAAGCACATTAAAGTGGCAAGGTTTTTTAATTAATTCTGATATTCAGTATGAGTGGCAAGATGCTTACTATTATCGCTTAACGGCAACAGATAACCTTTCAGTATTAAAGGGTAAAAAATATACTGCTGATAATGCTTTTAGATGCCCAACATACGACCCAATAACGGGGATACAAGTAAAGGATTTTATTATTGAATTAGTAAACTTCGCAGGTAATCTTATTAATTATAAGATGGCTTGGAATTTATACAACGATACAACAGAGATACGATTAGATGATATTTACACTTCAAAATATAATGGAGTAGATTGGGCTACTTACCAACCAAGAAACGTAAACGATATACTTAAAAACTTATTAGAAAGTATTGGTGCAATTTTATATTTAGACAATAACGATTGCTCTTGGACTGTTTTAAATGTTTCAGAGGTTGGAACAAGAACTGGTAATTTAGTACCATACGATTTATATGACTATGCGACTACTTATATTTCAAGTGGAGATATAAACTTAAATTCAAGTATCAATACTGGTGGAACTGATTTAGTATGGAGAGATACAAACCAAATAGTAACGCTAAATAAGCCTTATGGTAGAGTACAATTTAAACATAAATACATTCCTAAAAATCTACTTGCTAATTATGGATTTGGGGAGGATTTAAGCCATACGAATTGGTATGATGTGGGTACATTTACAAGTACGGTAAGAACTATTGCATATCAGAGAACAGGTATAAATTACGATAAAAACTTAATAGATATACAATCTGCTGAATCTAACGCAGGGTCAGTAGATATATCAAACTATTTTAAGCAGGATATTAATTTATATGATAGTCCAGTAATAAGTGCATTAGGTATGGCAGATTTTTGGGCTATATATATTGAAATGGATACTTGGCAAATGCCACAAGCAAGTTCAGTAGGCGAGGGGTTTAATTATCAACTTGTAAAGTACAGAACATCACAAAATTATACTTATGATTTCTCAACACAAGCACAGATAGATATTGGTGGTAACTTTCAAAGTAGCAATACGGGGAGGATACCAGTATTTGCACAAAAAAGTCCATTAGTAAAAGTAAAAACATTTACTCAATACTTCCCTATTGAAAATCAAAACCCTACATATAGTTTAAGGTTTTTAAAATATAGATATGACCCATCTACAAGTTCAAATGGAAGATATTATGTTGATAATGTAAGATTTTGTATAACTCCATTGATGTATAAAACCGTTGATGAATTAGGATTTATAGCAACACTATATCCTGAAAGGGCAACACTTGAAAAGCAATCTTATTTTCACGGTGGTATTAATGATTCAGATTGGTATGTATTTGAGGGAGCATTAGGTCTTAAAGATGGTGCAACAAATACTTTTTATTGTAATGCTTTATGGAATAGGCATTTTGATGACCATACAGAAGAAAACTTCAACTACCTTAATGCAATAGTAGCAAAAGAAATATTATCATTTTATAGGGGTATTTCTCGCAAGATGGTGGGTAATATTTATGGCGAAGATATTTCTTACCCTAAATACTTTGAGGTGCAAGGTTCATCAAGTGTAGGTATCTATTCAGATGTTTACGGTGCATTTGAGGCACGAGTACTGGCAGATGGTGGGACAATAGAAGATACTACTTGTGGCTCTGACTTTTTAAGGGAGTTTTACGATATACCTGCAAAATTCTTAATGGTAGAAGCTACATTCGATTATAGAAATAGTACGACAAGTGTAAACATTCACGAAGATTTAACGAATACAATAGAAACAAACTTTGAGGCAGGGTTCGGTGGCTTCACTTGGGGTAATGGTGTATTCCCTCAACAATTCGGTAGTACAACAACTGGACAATTAGAAGTAACAACGGGGTAAAAAGATAATTTTGTAAAATGCTAAAAATATTAGTATTTTTGTGTAAATAAAGGAGTATGCAGTTTAAACAAGTATCACACGAGATAAAGGAGTTAGATGATGCCAAAGGTATCGTGATAGCTTATGCAAGTGTTTACAATAACATAGATGCTGACAGGGAAGTAATCGTACAGGGTGCTTTCACAAAGACCATCCAAGAGAATAAGAAGCGTATTAGAGTATTAAAAGACCACGACCCTCGAATAGGGTTAGGCGTACCATTAGAGATAAATGGAACTGATAGCTACGGACTTCTTACGACTACTCAATTTAACCTTAAAAAAGAGGTTAGTAGAGATATGTACGAGGACATTAAGTTATTCCTTGCTAATGGTTTAAACGCTGAATTAAGTATTGGATTTCAAACGATTAAGAGTATTGAAGAGCAGATAGATGAGGATAATGAGATTGAGAAAATTACAGAGGTAAAACTTTGGGAATACTCGTTTTTATCAAATTGGGCTGCAAACGAAAGAGCAATAGTACAAAACGTAAAGAATAAAAAAGAGGATGCTTTAGAATTATTGGTAAGTATGTACAATTTACCTTATTCAGATAGCCGATTAAAAGCAGTAGAATCATTACTATTATCACTTGAAAATGAGCCGTTAGAAGCTAACACTCCAATTTTAGAGCCGATAAATGAAACGGATGCACAAGCAAAAGAATTATTTAACTATTTATTATTAAAAGGAGTATTAAAAAATGGAAATTAAAGACGTAGTTGATGCAGTAGCATCACAAATCGAAACGAAGTCAGTAGAGTTCGATTCAAAAGTAAACGCAGTTAAGACTGACGTTAACGCAAAATTAGAAGAAAAATCAGTAGAGATTGAAAACCTTAAAGGTCAAATCACTAAAATTACTGAAAGAGCAGATGAGTTAGATGCTTTAGTTGCTAAAGGTAAATCTACTAAAGTAGAAACTAAATCTTTTGGCGAAGCATTAGCAGACGCTGCTGACAATGAAATGGGTAACATCGAAAAGGCGTTAAAGTCGCAAGGTGGTTCTCATACAATCCAATTAAAAACAGTAGGTAATATGTTACTTTCATCTTCATTAACTGGAGATTCAGTAGCAAGTTACTCTAATCGTCAAGCAATTTTACCTGCACAAGCATTGAACTTTAGAGATTTAGTTCCTTCAGTTTCGAGTGCAACAGGTACTTATGTACAATATCGTGAAACTGGTTCAGAGGGTTCTATTTCTGCTCAAACAGAGGGTTCTTCTAAAACACAAATTGACTACGATTTAACAGAGGTTAAGACCGTAAACGCATACATTGCAGGTTACGCTACTTACTCAAAACAATTTGCTAAATCATTACCTTTTATGCAAGGTACATTGTCAAGAATGTTGTTAAGAGATTTCTTCAAAGCAGAAAACGCTTCATTCTTCTCTACGGTTTCAGGTGCAGCAACTGGTGTTACAACTATGACTGCAACAAATGATGTTGAACAAATTGTTGAGTTAATTGCAAACACTAAAAACGCAAACTATAACGCATCATTCGCTTTAGTTAGCCCATCACAAATGGCACGTTTAATTATCGCTACATTTGCAAAAGGTTACTACGCAGGAGCAGGTGCTATTATCTTAAATGGTAGTGGTGGTGTTACTATTTGGGGTACTCCAGTATTGGAAGCATCTTGGGTAACTGATGACAAAGTATTAATCATTGACAGAGATTTCATCGAAAGAGTTGAAGTTGAAGGATTAAATGTTACATTCTCTTACGAAAATGGAACTAATTTTGTACAAAATTTAGTCACAGCAAGGGTTGAATGTTACGAAAATATAAATTTGATGATGCCAGCATCAGCAATTTTCGCTGACCTCGGTAACGTATAAGTAAATAATTGACTATCAATTAGTTAAAGCAAATATAAGGTGGGTACTTAACTGTATCCACCTTTGTTTTTTATATCATTTTTTCGTAAATTTGTAATGCTTTAATTAATGAATATGATAGGAATATATAAAATCACTTCTCCAAGTGGTAGAATCTATATAGGTCAAAGTATAGATTTAAAACGTAGAATTGCAAGGTATAAAAGCAATTTAAACGCATCTAAAGGTCAATCTAAATTAAATAGGTCTTTTATTAAATATGGTATTGAAAATCATACTTTTGAAATAATATGCTTATGCCATATTGATTTACTTAATAAAGCAGAAAGATATTATCAAGATAAGTATAACTCTATGCTTAATGGGCTTAATTTAAGGCTAACTAAATCAAATGATAAAAGTGGTAAGATGAGTAATGAAAGTGTAGCTAAAATGCTTGTGTATAAAAACAATATGAGCGAAGAACATAGATTTAAAATAGGATTAGCTAATAAAAAGAATGGTAATTACCCAACGATGTTAGGTAAAAAACATAGTGAAGAAACAAAGAATAAAATAGCATTATCTAATAAGGGTAAAATTTATTCAGAAGAAACTAAAAAAAAGATTAGTAATACTAAAATGGGGACTATAGTATCTATTGAAACTCGTATTAAAAAATCAAAGTCGGTTACTCAATATGATATGAAAATGAACTATTTAGCAGATTATTATAGTTGTAGAGAAGCAGGTAGGGTAACCAATACTCATAATGGCGATATAGTTAGTTGTTGTAAGGGTAATAAAAGACAAGCAGGAGGCTTCAAATGGAAATACAAAGATTGCTAAAAGTTTTAGCAAAATTTTGTATATTTGTATTATGAAAGTTATATCAAAAATGGACTTTATCCACGATGGCGATAGGTTCAGACGAGGGTTTACTTACGAAGTAAAATCAACACCTAAAATACTTGAATTTATTAAGGTAGGCTACTTGAAAGAGATTGAGGAAGTGAAAGAGATTATCGAGGAAAAAGAACTTAAGGTAGAGAAGAAAACAAAGGAATTTAAAGGCAAAGTAAAAACTAAATGATAAAGACCGAAGCATATGCTAATTCAAAGCTATTTTTAAGCCTTACAAAAAAGAATGGGTATAAGGCTGGTACTTTGTATTCAATGAAGCCAACGGATGGTGCAGGGGACTTTGTATGGACACGTTCAAGTGCTGCAAATAGAATAGACCAAGCAGGAGCTACTGAAAGTATGGCTATCAATGTACCTCGTGTAGATTATAGTAATACTTGCCCTGATTTATTAATAACTGATGGTGGAAGTTGGAAAGACATAGCGTATAACACCACAATAAATTGGAGTAGCTTAAAGGGTACTATTTTTGTAAGAGCGAGAATATATGAATCGGATTCAGCCAAAGTTGATACTTTGTTTAGTATTAATGATGATGATTCTTTAGAGAATTATCTTACTTGTTCAACATCAATGACGAGGGATATTTATATTGAAACATTAGGAGGGCCAAGTAATGTAAATAATTATGATTATCCATTAGATACCGATGGTATTTATTCAATAGCGATAGGTTACGATTTTAGTGGTGCAAATAATCTTTTGAATATTGCAATAAATGGGGAGTTAAAATTACCAAGTGCAACACAAACTAATGGAGGTCCTGAAATTTTAGAAAGATTAGATTTAGGAAGTTTAAAAGGAACATTAACACAAGTAGATAATAGAATAATAGGCTTAATGTATTTTGAAGATATGTTAATAGATGATGATATAGTTAATATAACGGCATAATGGAAGTAAAAATAATTACAGATTTGGCAAGTGAGCCAGTTACGGTTGCAGAGGTAAGAGATTACTTAAGGATAACCACTACTGCTGAAGATACTTTATTAGGGGAAATGATAACCGATGCAAGGGAGCGATTAGAAAAGTTTACTAACCTTTCATTTGGTGCAAAGACTTTGAAGTGTAGATGGGATGTATTAGATGGGTGGGCTGAAATTCCTTACCAACCTAATGCAGTTGTTTCTGCTTGTGTGAATGATGCAGGTACGACATTGAGTTACGATACAAAAGGACTTGAATATAAGTACTTGTGGTGCATTAATTCAACGGGTGTTACAATAACATACACGACAGGGTTTACAACGCTACCAAAGGCTTTAAAAATAGCCATAATGAAAGAGGTAAGTACAAGCTATGAGAATAGGGAAAACTTCTATATTGAGGGTACATTTAACGAGTTATCTAACGATGCAAAAAGAATGGCACAAAGTTACTCACGAAATACGATATTAGGGATATGATAGGGAAACTTCGAGATAGGATAAGTTTAATAAACTACTCAACTACTCCAAATGGAAGTGGTGGAACGGATGCAACGGAGCGTACTGATATTACGTTGTGGGCAAAGGTTACACCTTTAAGTGGTTCAAGGGGTATTGATGGTGGACAAATTACACTTAATCAATCTTATGAGATTTTAATCCGATATGAGGATTACCCACCTTTAAATAAAAAAAATAGAATACAATTTGAAAATAGGGAATTAATAATTCAGGCTTTTCAAATCATAAACGAGAGAAGAAAATATATTAAAATTATAGCGATGGAAGATGCTGGTAGAGATGAAATAATCTACGATGAGCAATTCCAACCGATAACAGATGAATCAGGTAATTACATAATAACAGAATAATATGCCACAATTTAACGACCCAACCGTAGAGCTAACATACCTTGAAAAAGATGATGTTTTAATGTCAGGAAGTCCAGTAGACTTCGCTAATATAAAGGCTCAAAATGTATTTAATAGAAGTTTAACAAGGTCTGCATTACAGACTTTAATTAGTGCTTCGGAATTAATTATAGGGCAAAAATATACTATTACCAACGCAGTAACAAGCACATTGGTTTTAGTTGTTGAAGCAGTAGCAGTAAATAAACTTGATGAGATAGCAGTAAATGCTTCAAATGGAGATAATGTAAGCTATGATATTACAACTGATATAGCAACTGCAATTCAGCAAACGCAAATCAACGGAACTGGCTTTGTAAAGGCAAGTGGAACTACTTTGAGTTACGATAATAGTACTTACTTAACTACGATTGAGGGTATCGCAGCAGGTGGGGAATTAGAGGGTAACTATGCAAGTCCGACATTAAAAAATAGTTCAGTAGTTGGTAAAGTATTAACAGGTTTATCTGTTAGTGGCTCTGCCGTACTATCTACCGATTCAATATTAACGGGTATAGGTAAGTTACAAAATCAAGTAAACGGATTAGCAGGTGGTGTGGAGTATCAAGGTACTTGGAATGCTTCTACAAATACACCTACTTTAACCTCAAGTGTTGGAACGCAAGGATTTTACTATGTAGTTTCGGTTGCAGGTTCAACAAACCTAAATGGAATTACATCTTGGGAATTAGGAGATTGGGCTATCTTTAATGGTTCGACTTGGCAAAAAGTAGATAATACCGATGCAGTAGTTTCGGTTAATGGATATACAGGAATAGTAACGTTAAGTGCAGCAGATGTTAGTGCAGTGCCTTATACAGGTGCTACTACTAATGTTGATTTAGGCACACATTCTTTAACGGCTTCTGATTTAGTTATTAATCACGCAAGTGGTAGTGGTGTCGCTGCATCAATTACAAAAGGTGGAGCAGGAGAGGCTTTAACTGTTGTTAAATCAAGTGGAAGTGGAAATGCTGCAAGTATAACAGGTGGTACTACTTTAATTTCAACGCTATCGGTAACAGGAGCAGTAACACTTGGAACGGCTTTAGCTATTTCATCGGGTGGTACAGGGTTAACGGCTACCCCTACAAATGGACAAATAGACATCGGTAATGGTACAGGTTTTACAAGGGCAACGATAACAGGAACAGCTAACCAAGTAACGGTTACAAACGCTTCAGGTTCTATAACATTGAGTTTGCCACAAAGTATAGCGACAAGTAGTACTCCTACATTTGCAGGGTTAACATTAAATGGTACATCTACGGTATTAACTATTAATTCATCAAGTGCATATACAGGGTATAGATTAGATAATTCTACAGCAACAGTAACTTATAGGAATTGGGCTATTGCATCAAATGCGTTTAGTGGAGGCGATTTAAACCTTATAGTATCTGCTTCACAAGGTGGTAATCCATTTTCTGGGGGGACATACGCAGCAACGATAAAAAGTAATGGTAATTTCCTTATAGGCTCTACTACTGACGGAGGGGAAAAACTACAAGTAACTGGTACGGCAAGGATTACAGGTGCAGTAACATTAGGTTCAAGTATGACAATGGTAGGCGATTTAACTACTATTCAGAATGGCTCAACTTACTATAGAGTAACTGCTAATAATAGTAATGCTATCGCAGGTTTAGTTATGACTACTGGTACTGGAGCTTCACTACAAGCTTGGTTAGTAAGTAGTAATGTTTCTGGTGCAAGTGGTGAATTTTCAATAAGAGATTCTACAGCAGGAGTATCGGCATTAACAATTACTAAAGCTACTCGAGCAGCAACCTTTAGTTCAAGTGTAACAATAGGCAATAAAACAACAACAGAGATAAATGCTTTAACTCCTGCAACAGGGATGGTTGTATTTAACACAACTTTAGCAACTTTATGTTTTTATGATGGCACTGGGTGGAAAAAAGTAACACATTCAGCAATGTAATTTATAAATAATATGGAAGATTTAAAAGTTTTAGTACAAGCGATAGAAATCGCACAACAAAAAGGGTGTTACTCTTTACAAGACGCAGTAATGATTGCAAACTCTATCGGTAAACTTCAACAAACATTAGATGTTAAAGGAATTAGCGAAGATAAGTAAAGGTGCTTATAGTGGTGTGTTTGAGCATAAGGTTCTGCACACCATTAATAAGAAAGGTATTCAAGCATATATACTTGAAGTTGGCGAAGCGTGTGTGGTGGTTTTTCGTGGTACTGATGAAACGAAAGATTGGGCTTTTAATGTTCAGGCAGGATTTACAAATACTGCTTACGGGAATATGCACAAGGGATTTAAGAAGTCGTGGGATTTAATCGCAAGAGAGTTAAGAGATAACCTACCCGATAAACCTTTGTACTTCACAGGTCATTCCTATGGTGCTGCATTGGCTTTGATTTCTGCTATCTACATTCCACACATTCAAGTTATAACCTTTGGATGCCCGATGGTTACACATAACCACACAACGGCTAAAGCTAACCATATAAGAGTAAGAAACAATAACGATATAGTTACACAACTACCAAGTAAGATTTTAGGATATGAGCATATAGGGGAGTTAGTTTACATAGATTACAATGGCAAACAATGGAATAAAATAAAGTTTTTCGATAAGGTTAAATCACATTTAAAAGCGTGGAGTAAGGGGCAAAAATTTAACCCTTTTTACGACCACGATATTGATGAATATATAAAATGGTTATGAGTGAAATAGACCAACTAAAAGAGATGAATGCACAGATGACCTATTGTATAAAAGCAGTAGAGAGAATTGAAAGTGCATTAGTAGGAGATAAGTTTAATGGCGATGGTTTAATTCATAGAATTGAAACAATAGAGGGTAAATTAAAAAAATTAGATAAATATTTGTGGATGATTATCGGGATGTTTTCATTAGGAACTATTCCATTAGGGACAAAGATTTTACCATTACTTAAAGATTATTTAAAATGATAAGAAAAGATTTTTATGCACCTACACCGAAGTATTGGCGACAAGTTGGCGACTTTGCCCTTGTGTTGTTAGTAGCTATCCAACCGATGGTGGATTCAATGCCTATTAGCGATACCCCTAAATATTGGGTAGGATTTGGTTTGACAATTCTTTTAGTAGGGATTAAGTTTTGGACTAATACTAAATCAGTTCACTCGAAATGAATATAAGCAAAAAAGGTATAGAGTTTATTATTGCTTTTGAGGGGGTTAGAACAAAGCCTTACCTCGATAGTATCTCGCTACCGACTATTGGAGTAGGGACCACAATTTACCCAAATGGAGTAAAGGTATCAATGACTGATAAACCTATCACGTTAGACCAAGCAAAAGAGTATTTAAACCACGACTTGCAAAAGTTTGTTAAGGGAGTGAATGAGTTAATAGGTAAAACAAAGTTAAATCAAAACCAATTTGATGCTTTGGTATCGTTTGCTTATAATTGTGGATTAGGCAATTTAAAGGCTTCTACGCTTCTTAAATTAGTTAAGGCACTACCAACAAGCGAAGCTATCTTTAATCAGTTCATACGATGGAATAAAGCAGGTGGTAAAGAAATCTCTGGGCTTACGAGAAGAAGAAAAGCCGAAGCAGAATTGTATTATAGTAACTAACTCAATCATTTTGCAATTTAGAACAATTCTAAATATTAGAAAATACTTGTTTAAGTAATATTTCAATTGTAAATTGCGTTCGATGCAGTTCGACAATATGGATATAGTTGTATGGAATGGATTGATAACGTATTACGCTATCATCAAGGGAATCGTATCAGAAGATGAAATAACATTAGCAAACGATATAGAAATTTCACTTTACTCACGGAACTTATGAACAAAAGACCTCGAATGAAAGACAATGAAGCTAATCACTGGCAGAATAAAAAACTTTGGGATAAAAAACTTTACTCTGTTTTGTTTACTTCAGACCATCACGGATGGCTTACGGACTTAAGAGCAAACCGATGCGTAAATAGAATTTTGCAGCATAATAAATTTGATGAGGTAGTTTTAAATGGAGATATAGTTGATATGCCTTATTTATCTAAACATACTCAAAAACTTTACCCAGATGGAATACTTACTGGATATACAGAAGTAGGAGAAATAGAATATACCACAGAACAGATTTTAAAGCCACTTGTAGCCTCTACAAATGCAAAGATAAGGGTAAGACTTGGAAACCACGACGAAAGGGTTACAAAACCTAATTTATTAGGGGAAAAACAACTAAAACACCTTGCTATTTTATACAAGCATTTTGAAAGTACAAAATTCGAGGAAATGTTACAATTAAAAGAATTAGGTATAGTTTACGACCCCACAGATGTTTATACTTTATTTGATATTTTCGATGTAGTACACGGATTAAAATTAGCAAAAAACGCAGCCGAGCAGAATATAAAGGACTATATGAGTTCAGGTACTTCAGGGCATACTCATAGGTTAAACTCAAAGTATATGACTAATAGAAAAGCCCCTTATGTATGGCTTGAAAGTGGGTGTATGCGATTAACAAACCAAGTGGAATACTTACCTACTGGAGTAGTAGCAGATTGGCAGAATGGGTTTGTAACGGTACATTTTTGGATTGAGGGCGATAAGGTGCGATTTTATGCACAACCTAATATCATAGTTGATGGTAGATGTTACTATAATGGCGTTGTTTATGATGGCAATAAATCGTAAATTTG